GTTCAGCTGTAACCACAGGAAATTTAATTACACAAACAAAGGATTTAATAAATTCTTCCAATACTTCGGGTAATAAAAATGCAATTTATATTCCGGAATTGAAAGATGATATTTCCAAATTAGAAGCATCTAAAGTTACTACTCCATATTTAATTCCCACAATTCAAGACACCATTGATTCTGCTAATGCAACAATTATTAAAATACAAAAGAATCTTCTTCCACCACCTCCCAATGTTGCAAAGGTAACATCAAAGGGAAAACTAGTAGACCCACCAAAAGATCCCAATGTAAATCAGAATAGTGGTGGTCCAGAAAACCCTTCATTATCTAGAGGTATAGTTGCCAATACAGCCATTGATGTGTCAAACAATAGTTTGGAACACGTTTGTGATTTCATTTCAGAAATGCAAAAGAATATTAACCTTAAAAAATACACCAAAGCACTTGCAAATCAATTAAGGGAAGCAATTCGTTGGGTTATGGTTCAATTGGGACTTACCGATGCAACGGGTCAATATTCTTGGTTAATAGCAGAATTAAAAGCTTTTGCAATAGAAGCAAAACGGATTCAAAAAGAAATTATACAACCTATTATAGATTTTATTGCCAAATTAAGAGCGATGGTCCAATGGATTTTAAGTTTGCCGGCTAAACTATTGGCATTATTACAAGATTGTTTAAAGAAGCTTCTATTACTAATTAAAAACATATTTGCAGATGCAATGCAAGGATTTTCAGAAGCAGGTGATCCTAATAGTGCAGATATATTAAAGGAAGCAAAAGCAGCTGCTAATGCAGCTTATGATACTGTAAAATTGGCATCAACAGCTGTTGCAGGTGCCGTTGCAATTCCAATTGCTGCAACTGCTGGGTTATTAGTTCCCGTTAGTCAATCCGATTTAACTGCTGCCAATGCAACAATTGCGGCTTATGAACAACCAACAGCAGAACAATCGGCCAATCCAATACCTACACAAAATAAATCGACACCATAATGGCAGACAAATATCAAGCTAACTATGAACAAAATGTTGCGGCATTAAAAGGTTCTCCATCAACAAACTCATGGACTGAACCTCCTTCTCCTGCAAGTGTGGATAATCCACCTGTTTCTCCACTCAACAACATAACACAAACCAAAGGGGGTCATACATTTGAAATGGATGATACTCCAGGTCGTGAGAGAATTAGAACAACACATAGTAAATCCAAAAGTTTTACTGAAATGCATCCTAATGGTGATGAAGTACATAAGGTATATGGAGATGGTTATGAAATTATTATCCAAAACAAAAATGTATTGATTAAAGGCACTTGCAACATTACTATTAATGGTGATTGCAATATGCACGTTAAAAAGGATTATAATCTTGTTGTTGATGGTAATTATAATCTTCAAGTGCTTGGTAAAAAAGATGAACGAGTTGTTGGTGATATTTCCATTTCAGGTGATAAAGACATTTCACTTACTGCCAATGAAAACTTTGGTGGTGCAATTAATTTAGCAGCTGCTAGTCATTTTTATATAGCTTCAGATTTAATTGTTGGTGGTTCAATTCACGCAGATATTATTAATTCAAAAACACGGGTTAATGCAGGAACAGGCGTATTTGCAGGACCATTAGGATTTGTATCTGGTTTAGGTGGACTATCATTGGGTATTCCAGAACCGTTGACACCTGTTGCAATACCTGGATGTATCAATACTGTGGGTTCAATCACTTCGCTAACTTCAGTTAACGCACCTCTCGCTAATTTTGCACTTGCGAATGTTGGTGAAATGAACGCAGTTTTAATGATGGATGTTATTAATTCAAAAATATATGATTTGCATATACATAACTATCCAGTTCCAGGGGGAATGGGAACAACCACTCCTCCACTAACACCTTTTGTTGGAATCTAAATTATGGCAACAGTTAATAATGCAACCGGTGTATATGCTACCTTAGGATATAACTTTAACGACCCCAACGGTGATATACAAGTGCTTTCTGCTAATACACAGGCACACTTAAATACGATGCCAGCGTTTATTGCAACATGGCAAGCACAAGATATTGCAAATAATACAGTAGGTGGATATTTTCAAAATCCAACTGTAAGTTATGTAAATAGTATTATTTCAATTTCTGCTGATATGATTGTATTGGCAAATACTGCGAATAATCAAAATATTGCTGATGCAGACTTAATTATGACAGCTGCAACTAATTTATACAATGATGCTGGCTCATTTTTGGCACACACTAATCGTATTTCCGGTGTGACACCCTTTACCGGTCAAGATTCGATTAATCCATATTACCAAAATGCCTTAAGCCTCGGTAAAACAGCAATGTATATTACTAATCAAACCGATGGTATAATCAATACTTCGCCCATTTTAGGTAGTTTTACTAGTATTTTGGTTGGACCACAAATCAGTACAGAAGCTAATACTCTTGCAGCAGATTTGGTTGTATTGGATGCAGGTGTTACTGCAAACAACTTAACTTATAGTCAAATTGTACAGATTACCTCAGATATTACAAGTGTTGATACATTTTTAAATACAAGACGAAATGGTGATGTAACCTATTATACCAATTTAAAGAGTTTTGTTGACAAATATAATCAAACCAAGCAATTTAGTAATATGGGTGAAACCGAAACTTATCTGGTTAACAATTTTGTTGGTACAGACAAGATTAAAACAAGGATAAACTCATAATCCAAAAATTCGATTTTTTGCGTTCCGGCCCAAGAATTCTCCGGACGAGTTTCAAAAGTCCAAAAAGCGAATTTACTCCTAAGCTATCATAAATAAACAAATGGCAAAGCAAAGACTATACTCCGACATCGATTTAAGATTCACACCTAATCCGGTAACGGGAGATGTGTCGTTTAGTTATGACGACCAGGCGGTTATCCGTTCTGTGAGAAACTTATTATCCACCAAACCTTATGAAAGGTTGTGGAATCCAACACTAGGTTCAGAAATTGACAATCTATTATTTGAACCCATTACACCTTTAAACGCAACTTTAGTTAAAGATGAGGTCATCAGAACCATTAATAACTACGAACCAAGAGCAATTATTGCTTCCGTAGATGTTAATGCCTATCCAGACCAAAATGCTTATCAAGTTTCTTTAATTTTTTATATCGGAAATAACACAACTCCGACAGGAATCAGTATCATATTACAGAGGGCAAGATAATGGCTGCAGCTAATTCAAACATCCAGCTAGCGGGATTAGACTTTAATACTATCAAAAGTAACTTTATTACTTACTTGCAAAGTCAAGACACATTTAAAGATTACAATTTTGAGGGGTCTGGTCTTTCTGTTCTTTTAGATGTAATGTCTTACAATACACAATATAATGCATTTTATTTGAATATGGTTGCCAATGAAATGTTCTTGGATACTGCATTACAAAGAAATTCTGTTGTTTCCCATGCAAAACTGTTAAATTACACACCAAAATCATCTATTGCACCCACCGCATATGTGGATGTAGTAGTAACAGGTACAAATGCTTCAAGTTTAACCCTTCCAGCTCATACAAACTTTTTATCTGAATCTGTAGACGGAATTAACTACAATTTTGTTACTGTGGATAGTGCAACAATCAATATATCTGCAAATACAGGAACATTTACAGGCGTTGAATTAAAACAAGGTTTACCTGTAACATATTCATATTCTGTTGATGGTACTTCTAATCCAACTTATTCTTTTGAGTTACCAGATTCTAGTATTGATACAACAACCATATTAGTTAAGGTTCAAGAATCATTATCAAATACATATTATAATATCTATAATGTTGCTGATAACTATTTGACATTAAATTCTACAAGTCAAGTTTATTTTTTACAAGAATCATTAACAGGAAATTATCAAATTTATTTTGGTGATGGATTATTGGGTAAGAAATTATCCGATGGTAATATTGTTACAATATCATACATTACAACACAAGGTTCAGCCGCAGCTGGTGCCAATAACTTTGTTTTGATGGATAGTTTATCAGGATTTACTACTGTTGTGGTGAATGGAAATACTCCTGCTTCCAAAGGTGGTTCTAAAGAAACTATTGATTCTATTAAATATCAAGCACCAAAGACCTATGCATCACAAGGTCGTGCAGTTACCACAGAAGATTACATCACACAAATTCAACAAAACAAATTAGGCATTTCATTTGATGCGGTAAATGTTTGGGGTGGAGAAGAAAATGACCCTATTGTATATGGCCAAATCTTTGTCTGTTTGAAACCATCCAATGCATATTCATTAACAACTACACAGAAACAGAGATTGATTTCGGATGTTATTAAACCAATTTCAGTTTTAACTGTAACACCTACCATTGTTGATCCAGATTATACTTACCTCAAGCTTAATGTGAGTGTTATCTATAATCCTAAGAGAACTACTGCAACATCCAGTCAAATTCAAGGCCTTGTTACATCAGCAATTAGTAATTTTGCAACTAATACATTGAATACTTTCAATTCTACATTTATGATGGGTGATTTAAATGATGCCATTAAAGCAGCAGACCCATCCATTATCACAAGTGAAGTTAAAGTTCAATTACAGAAAAAATTCTATCCTAATTTAACTGTACCAACAACATATAATCTAAACTATAACATCGGTTTAGACCGTGGTGTATTGTTAAGTGGTATTTCTAGTTCTCCTGCTCTAAAATTCTCAGACCCTACAACACCTACACTATCAATTGATGGTGTTTATGTTGAAGAAGTTCCTTCCTTTACTGGTGGTGTAGAATCGATTCAGATTATTAATCCAGGTTTTAATTATTATAATGCACCGACAGCAACCATATCTGGTGATGGTACAGGTGCAACAGCTGAAGTGGTATTAAATGGTGCAGGTGCTATTAAATCGATTAATATTACTTCAGCTGGTCAAAATTATACAGCGGCAACAATAACAATAACTCCGGCTGCAAATGATGCCGGTCAATTAGCCGCAGCTGTTGTTGTG